ACTATCATCAATCCAGGGATTAGCTTTTCCTTTTGCTCCTGTAAACCTTACTGATTGCCCTTGTCTCCCTTCTATTTGAATATCTCCCATCGCTGACTGTATAGGATTTATAGTAGACTCCTGTATGAACTCCCCTCCTTTACTTATGTCTAACGTTGGATTAGAGTACACATCTAAGTACGTATTTGAATTTGGATGATTCCAAATATTCACTACAGCTGTATAATAGTTTACTAATTTACCCGATAGGCTTGACGTTCTACTTGTTGGCCTTGATTCCAACTTTACCAACTCTCCTATTACAGGAACCACTTTTATTGTACCGTTCCCCTGGTATGCAAACCTTAACTGGTCTGCAGTATCTTCTGAGGAATCAGTGCTTTCGTACCTAAAGAATACTCCGTTGATAGATTTTGCTCCTCCTTTATTGCGGTACTGAGGGTGGCTTGCATCTAGTATAATATCCAACACCCTGCCAAACTTAGATGCAGGGGATGAGGATTTTCCTGTTGGAATTCCTGGTGAGAAGCTTTCTTTATTGAAGTTGTTAGTGTACATTAACTCTCTTTACTTGGATCTTCTTTTGACTTATCTAACTTCTCTTGTTCCTGTTCTTGCTCTAATAAAAGGTCTTGGAGGTCTGAGAAGTCAAATTCATCCGATGTAGTTCCTTTAGCTGATGCTGATTCTAGTCTTTGGATTATTGTTGCTAGTTTTATTAACTGCTCATCATTCTTTACCCCTATCTCCATATACTCTTTAATCATCGGTACAAGTAGGGTTGCATCCCCTATACTTTCCACAAGGGGTTTAAGTTCACCTATAAGGCTCTTCACTTGCCCTTTCGTCTCTTTAGAGTTGTTGTAAATCTCTTCAAAAAGGTCTGAGAGTTTCTTGTCTCCGAATATCTTTTTATCTGTATCCATCCTGTTCTTCTTTACTATAAATAGATTATAGTTCTTTTAATGTAATTTTACCTTGATCGTGGTAGGTATAGTACATTTTGTAGAAGTCTTTTTTCAAAGCAGATATAACCTTAGTTAGGTGGGGAGTCTCACAATCGGTCATTTCCCGTATATAGATGTAAAGTGCTTTCTTTTTAAAAATATCTAAATCATACCTTGTCTTAAACAGAGTTAAGACAGCATCTGCAATCTTCTTCTCACTATCTTTTATAAACATTTCGTCTAAATTCTCATAGGTTACCTCAACCCATAAGTCTATAAACTGCCCTAATGTAATACTGCCTGGAAGTACTACTTCTTTTCCGTATTCATAAGATTCTTCTATATCGTCAAAAGACCCTATCTGTTTTAACTTCTTATAGTTTTTATTGTTATAGTTTATTAGCCAACGCTTCACAATAGTTCCGAAATATGAGTATGCTTTTGCGCCTACTGTAGGGTCAAACTTCATAATCTTTTCTTCAAGTAACATAGAAACTACCTCATGTTTAAGGTCTTCTATCTGTTCAACGTCTGTATAGTAGAACTTAAAGGTATGTATTATATTTTCTGCTAATTTATAGAAGGGAGTATATATATGCTCTGTAAATATCTTTGCCCTGATATCGGGATCTCCTAATGAATTGTTGTAGAGTACAATGTTCTCTTCTGTTTCTTTTGTAAAGTAGTTATTCGATGATTTCTTCCTTGCCATAGTTTTCGGGTAGCATGTAGCGGTCAAGCTCTTGCTGTACGGTTTTTAGTTGTTCAAAAAAATAACCGACCTCATCATCTGACTTGAATGCTCCTTTTTCGTCAATTTCATTTAGGTGCTTTTGTGAATCTCTTATTACTTCTGATATATTCTGCAGATACGTTGCTTGATTCATTGCAATATCTTCATACTTTTCGACCTTTATCATCAGGTTCCTAATCGCTATTCCTGCAATTACTATAAGCACTATAAGTAGTGCTATGCTTATTACTGATATCATTTTTAATTTATTTTTTGTTGTTATACCTAGGCTTAATTAAACCTTTCACTGATTCTACTAACCTGTCTTCGTACATATCGCATTCTATTTTAGAAGCTAAGTAATCTGATGATTGTAGAATATATACTAGGTTAGTTTTAAATTTAGATTTTGGATTAAAGTTTATGAAGTAAGCTTTATTAGCTTCATCAAAAACTCCGTCATGACATCTTATAGCTAAGTACTCTTTCTGATTTAAAGGGATTCCAAACTTCTGAAGTATATAGAGTGACCTATCCTGTATCAGCATAAAGTCTAAATCTTGATTATTAGTGTAGAGTTCCCCCATCTTTTCTTTCCTCCAATCATCTGAGGAGGCTATATAATTCTCCCTTTCTCCGTCCCCTATTTTACCTAGGTCGTGAAATAATGCTGAGAATACTAATTCTTCATCAGTAAAATCTACCTTACCTCCCATGCTTAAGTAAAACTCTTTCATCTTTAGAGACATCTGCACTACCCTATTCACATGTTCTACGTACCCTCCTGGAAAAGCACTGTGGTAATGTACCTTGATAGAGGCAGGAGCTATAGCGTAATAGTCTTCCATAGATTTAACCATATCTAGTACTTGATCCTTACGGTCTGTTATAAAATGGTTTATTAATTTTAAATGAACATCCCAATTACTTTGTATCTTCTCTGCTGAAATCATATTAATTCTGTATTTCAGTATTAAGTAATACCTGCATATCCCTCAATATTTCCCCTACCTCTTTAAGCGTACTTATAGCCTCTACTCGTTCATTCCTATTAATATGAAAACTTATAGATTTAGATAGGTTTTGAATTTGCTCTATTTTTAATTGAATATAGTTCTTGTTTCTCATGATTTATTTAGGATTATTTTTAATTATGTTAATAAGATACAGTCCTTGCAGTATTATCCACTGCAATATCTATGCTATTACCTTAAGTATCTTATACTAAAGTAATAACTGTTCGTTAGGTATTTGATTTAGACTATATCTTAATTACTAACTATTTTATAAGTTATTTTATTTATATATTAAACTAATAATAATTAAATACTATTTCTTATCTACTCTGTTATATCTTTAAGTTATGAATTTATTTTTTAAGAAACAACTGGGAAGGTGCTTTTATTATAGATGGCATACTAGTTTGAAGTTATCACTTACCCACTGTAAGCATTTACCCTTATTTTTTTCTAAGAATGTAAGTGTTTTTGCTGGATGGTTGAAGGGGTAAGCGTATATGCCTGCATTAGCATTATTATTAAGTCGGTAGATATCTTTAATAAGGTGTTCTATGATATATAGTTTATCATTTTCTTTACTTCTATATAGGTTACCTACTTTCATCTAAACTTCTTTTTTACTACAAGATACCTGTAAGTCTGTAAAAACATGTTCGTATTCTTCAAAACGATGTTCGCGAATAGGTCTTAAATAAGGTTCTGTATTAAAGTACAGTACTAAACAAGGTGAAATATTTTTATACACTTCAACATATTCATATTTAATTAATTCGCCATTATTTATTCTTGATTTGATTTTATTATGATATGGATACATTAAAACTTTCTTTTTAATATAGGGTACTTATAGTAATTAACTTCCTCCCATCCTTCTCTCTCAGAATCTGTAGACTTAACTAAGGTGAAGAATCTAACATCTTCTAAGTCATTCAGAGCTGGTATCTTAACTAATCCATTAGCTTCAGCTTCTTGTTCTGTAATTCTCTGAATAGCCATATTATTCGTCTGCTAAGTTACCTGCTTGTATAAGTAAAAAAAACTCTAAAACTAGGAACGTAATTCTTCCCACTGTATTGTGAAACAGCCACCATTCTAACGGATAGTAATTCAATGCTAAAAACGCACCTATAGTATACGAAATTAAGTTAAGGCTAACAAATACTGCTCCTAACTTTAAGATAAATTTAAACATAACTTTTTTCTTTTATTAACCCTAAGTATACGTCTGCGGTGTATGTACTGGAGGGTATCGTTTATTTCTTTCAACTTCGCAGTAAGTTTCACTAAAGTCCCTTCACTGCTGGTAGTAAGGGAATTACTACAGTAACTACATGTATACTCTTTAACATGGTAAGTAACGTGCCGCGTCACTCTAAAATCATGGCCAAACACCATGCAATGAATGTTTTTCATCTTACTACTACCTAAATATACGATACTAA